AAAGCAGACGATGGTCCTGATCTGGACTACTTCGCTGCCCTCGCTAACGACGACTAATGAAAAAACTTGCCCTTGCCTCTCTGCTGCTATTGTCCGCTGCAGCACCCGCTAATGCACTAACTTGGAAGGAATTCTGGGAGCCGTTTGAGGGGCACGGGCATCACCATTCGCACCATTATTATTATGATCACCCTCCTAGGAGGCGTATGTGTGAGGTGCAGGTGACTAGACGTGTTTGGATTCCTGGTCGTTGGTTGGGACACTACGAATACGTCGAGGGTTACTGGGAGAAACAGACACGACTTAAGTGGAGACCCTGTAGGCGTTGACCCATATATTATTTGACTTTTCGTTCCCAGGAAGGTCGAAAAAAAATTCGGGGTATTTTTTCGCCCACAGGGTTTTTCGGTATTTTTACTATGACACATTACAAACCTTATTCGCCTGAATGGCACAGATACCGTTATTTGGCGGAAGCGTTAAATCAGTATCTGGACGACTATGTTGAAAATGACGTAATCGTTGAAGATATCCAAAGTATCCTCAATGAGCGATCTGAGGCATCTTATGCCGATTTCAACAAAGTCTCTGAATTAGAGTCCAAACTGCGTAAATGATTTATGCTCTCAACCGCTTATCGACTCCGTTTGGAGTCTATTTGCAGATGTATTGCAAATAAAGAAACTGTCCCTATTGAGGACATGATCTGGGCAGAGAAACTTGCCAAAAGGCACACACTCGCCCGAGATTGGTTACAAAAGGCACGTCGGCAAGCGTCTCAAGACATTGAGGAGGGCAGTCTAGATGATTTTATGAATAGGATGGGTCTCGGAGACCCTGATCCATCCAATCATAGGACTACATTCGACGGTGCAGATGATATCAATGATTGGTTTAGGAGGGACAAACCAGATGACTGGCGTCAGCGTGACTAATATGAATATCGCCAAAAACCTTCTAGAGAAGGCAGCAGAATTGCTTGGCAGTGAAGTAAGACATTATACTGTGGTCGATAGGACCACAGAGCATGAAAAGTTTGTTATCGAGTACAATCATTCAGAGAAGAAATGATTCCACAGACAGCAGTAATTTATAGCAATGGATCACAAGAATGTGAAAGAGCAGCACAACTCTTAAAATCACTAGAAGGCGAATTTCTCGAATATCGCCTAAATCAGCATTTTGACCAAAGAGCGTTTGAAAACGAATTCGGACCAGAAGCAGAATACCCACAAATCGCGCTAGGAGCGCAACATGTGGGTAATTTGAAAGAATTGCTACATCTAGCAAAAGAGAGGGGATTTATTTAATATCCTCCACCACCACTATAAGACCCTCCGCTGGACGTGCCACCGCCAGAGGTCTGACCACTAGAAGATCCAGCGGATCCATATTGGTTAACCTCTGTTTCGGTCATCTCGCCAGCGGTTTCAGTAGTAGCGGTAGTGCTACCTGTTGTAACTGTAACTGCAACAGTGCTACCGTCAGCAAGCACATCACCTTGAGAAATGGTAGGATCGGAAGATCCAAAGTTTCTTGAGGTGTATTCTGCTGTAGCAGCGAATTGGATAGAAGGTGTTTGACCCACCAGAGTCTCATATGTGGGTTTGACGCTAGTAAATGCTTCTGCAACTGTGGCAACACTTCTCTTGATGCCCGTCAGAGGATCAACTTCATTAGAAGGCAGATAGTCAACCAACTCTTCAAACTCTTCAACGAATGCATTCAAGAATTGAGGTTTCAAGACGTGAATACCTCTCTTATAGTCATTTAGACCAGATTCATAGTCATAGTTAGATAAAGGTCTAATCAATTCTGCTTTAGGGACCATTGTGCCGTCAGGTCTCATATATTGAAAATCTTCTGTGACTTCAAAACCTGCTCTTAGTTGAATATCACCCCTAGTACTTCTAATTTCCTGAGTTTCCCAGTGATGGATGCTCTCTACTTCATCCTTCCCATACTTACGCACCATATAATTGTAGAGCTCTTGCTCGGTCATTGGCCATTCATCATAGACATTGATGATATTGTTGACCAGTAAGAGCACCCAGTCATAGTTAACATTACCGTAGACCTTTTCAGCAACCTGATCAGGTCTTTCATTATTTTGGATAGTATACTTCTCAAATCCAAGAATAACATCACTCAGATCATCTCTGATCTTAATACGACGAAAGATATTCTTCGCCAAAACATAGGGGTCGTTAACTCCTGTGCGATAACTCTTTGTCCTGACGAATACGTCTGGTATGTAAGAAAAATAATTTGACATTATTCAAAATCTTCGCGTGTGCGGTATTTGATTTCTTGGAAAGAAAGTGTCATGTTATATACTGCAAAACCAAAGTCCTTAGTTTCCATACCAGGAATCTGGGTACGAATTGCAGTGGAATCACCGAAGTCAACACTCATGTCTTGTAAGACCATAGTATTAGGGAATCGCAAGAGTGAATTCATATATCCACCTGCTGCTTCACCCTCACCCAATTCTTCCTCATCACCTTTAGATGAGTATCTGACAATTTCACATCTAAACTTGTCAGGAATAGTCAACCAATTATTATCTTTAGCTTTGGCAGGGTGCATTGATGCTCTAAGTGTGTTGATAATCTTATAGATTACCTCCACATCAGCAGCACTTTTGGGCACCATAGTAAACTTGAAACTATGGTTGATGAATGAGACACCTTTGAATAGCATCTCTTCATATGGGTTGAATACTTCACCTCGTGTTATCCCTGCGATATCATTAGCATCAAGACCCGATCCGAATGGTGAAACTGTGCCAACCAAAGTGTTAATTGCTTCAGCACCTACCTTGAATCCAAGTGCGGGTTTTGCTGCATCTGCTGCTCTTGAGATGTGGGTGCCAATATCTTGACCGCCAGCAAGAGCACTACCAGCAGCATCCATAACTTCGGCACCAACCTTACCAAGACTTTTGCCTTCATACTTTGCTGTATACTTCTCATTCAACCCAGGAGGAAGATACAGGAATATGGTCTCTTTACCTTTACCACCATACTTAGCAGAGTTTTGTCTACCCTTTTGGTGTTCATAAATACTCAATTTAAGGTAGTCGATCACTTCCGTTGGGAAGGTTGCGTCCTTCCTTACAGACCGTCTACTACTACCTGATGAACCGAGGGGTTTAACCCTTGGAAATACTAACATTGAAGACATGAGTTATTCTGGCAAATTCAGACCATCAAATAGACATAAGTATAAGGGAGATCCCACAAATATTATTTATAGGAGTTTGTGGGAAAGAAAGTTTATGGTCTGGTGCGACAAGAATGTAAATGTATTGGAGTGGGGAAGTGAAGAAATCGTTATTCCATACATCAGTCCTGTTGACGGTCGGATTCATCGCTATTTCCCCGATTTCTACGTCAGAGCACGAACCAGGAGTGGAGGGACTACGAAGCTCATTATTGAGGTTAAACCGAAGATACAGTGTGCGCCCCCTAAACGCCCAAAGAGGCAAACTAAAAAGTACATAACTGAGGTGAAGACTTTTGGTGTCAACCAAGCAAAGTGGAAGGCAGCGAGAGAATACTGTAAAGACCGTAATATGGAATTTCTCATCCTTACAGAAAAAGAGTTAAACGTATGAGCATCTTCACAGATGTCAAGGATCTTGCAGAAGGCAAGTCACAATCAAAGGAGTGGTATCGCAGTCAACTGCAGTATGGTCTAGAGCCATATGAAGGTAACTTCAATGTCGGTGATATTATCTTCTTTGCATATTCTGCAGCGACTGAGAAACTTCAGTTTTACGACAGATTCCCTATGGTGCAGATATCCGATCTGGATACACCAAACATGCAATTCTCAGGTGGTAACTTACATTATCTACGACCAACAGCAAGAAAAACAATCGCTGCACAGTGGTCTGTAGGTAGTCCCGCGTATCCTGCCCGTTGCCATCATAAATACTTTATGTCAAACGCTACTAACATCTATACTGTTAAACCGATCGATCTGCAGGATATGACACCATTGCCTATTGAGCAATTCTTATTTAATGCAGCAGGTAGATGGATTGAAGTCCCTAGCAGTCACATCTGGAGCAGAGTTTAATGGGATACAGAAATCCAAATAGTTTTCTTCGTTTTGCCGATCTCGTCGCGAGTGGCGAGAAGGATATTGCAAAGTCGAATCTATTCTCGGTGGAGATCACACTCCCTCCGATGTTATATGCTAAAGGGATGAATCCCAACTATAGGGAGCACTATGAGACAATTAACTATTTTGCCGATAGTGTAACTATCCCCGCAAGAAGAATTAAGACACAATCAGTTAAGATGGTTGGTCAACCATATGATTATGCATATGGTCAGCAGAAGCAAGAAGTCAGAATGTCCTTCATCATGACAAAGGACATGTATCATCGTCAATTATTTGAGAAATGGATGAATCTGACTGCAAATGATGCTGAAAACAGAGTTACATTCTACGATGAGTATACTGCAGACATTCAGATCCTGAAATGGGAGAATGCTGCCAACATTGTTTACAGAGGTGCTACTAACTTTAATGGTAAACATGTTAATTTTGAGCAGAGGATGAATAGATCTACTGCTGTATGGCAGATGTATGGTGCATTCCCCTTTGATATCTCAGCAATGACTCTCAATAACGGTCCTGCTGATATTATGAAGATCGACGTTGATTTCAAATACGAGAGATTTAGATTTGACACGGTTGGAGAAGATGTCCTCTCCTTCAGTCCTAATGCTAAGGACAAGGTTATTCGTAACTTTGATAGGATTTCGGAAGCATTGGGACTCGATGCCCAAGAAGATTCCTCCTTCTTTGGCACCTAAATAAATTTAATAGTTATGGAGTATTATGCCTTTACCCAAGCTCGCTATCCCCGAGTATGATCTGACTTTGCCTATTACAGGCACTCAAGTTACATATAGACCATTCCTTGTCAAAGAGGAGAAACTGCTGTATCTCGCTATGGAGTCGCAAGACGACAAGCAGATGATCAAGGCAGTCAAGACCATCATCAAGAATTGCACCAACCTGAAGAGTAAGGTAGAAGATCTCGCAACCTTTGAGATTGAATTCATCTTCCTCCGCATTCGTGCTACTGCTGTTGGTGAAGCAAGTGAATTCAAGATCACTTGTCCCGATGATGAAAAGACCCAGGTCGAAGTGATGGTGCCTCTGAATGAAGTACAGGTTGAGATCCCTGCTGATCATGAGAAGAAAATTCTCCTTGATAAAGAAGTGGGTGTGGTTATGAAATATCCTTCGATTGATGTATTCATCAGTCAAAACATGTCGGATAACCCTGGACTAGAAGATGTGTTTGAGTTGGCAGCAGGTTGCATTGAAAGTGTTTACGACAGCGAAGAAGTCTATGACAACTTCACTAAGAAGGAAGCACTTGAATTCCTTGAAGATCTGAATTCTGAGCAGTTTGCTAAGATCCAGAAATTCTTTGAGACTATGCCTAAGTTGACATACACACTCCCTGTCACAAACCCCAACACTGGAGTTACATCTGATGTTGTGCTTGAAGGACTCGCTGCTTTTTTCGCGTAGCCCTATTGCACGATAGTCTTGAAAACTACTACAAAACAAACTTTGCCTTGATGCAGCACCACAAGTATTCACTAACCGAGTTGGAGAATATGATTCCGTGGGAAAGAGATGTATATGTGAATCTTCTCCTCGCACACATTGCTGAGGAAGAAAGACGGCAAAACCAAGATCAGTCACGCATGTCCCTCTAATGGCAGCAATTCGTAGTTTCGTAAAAATTCAACCGATAACTGGTAAGTCAGGTATCGCTCAAAACATGGATCAGGTGCGTAAGAGCATCAATCGCATGGG